TATCTTCTAGTGTATTATCAGTAAAGTGTTGCCACTTGTTAGCTGAATCTCTATTATCTGATTGATAAAAAAATGGTTTATTTGGTGTATACACTTTAGTTTGAAACTGCAATGATGCTGCCCCTACATCCCATGGTTGTTTTAAATCATGGATACAATGCTTGGCTATACGAGACATATAATCTCTATAGATGGGTGTTACATATAAAATCGCATGAGTGGCTAGTATTCCACCTATTCTCATATATTCTGGTGTATATCGCTTAGTTTGATAACCACGATTACCACTAGAAATACCAAGGTAAATGCCATCTGTATCGTCTGGAATATCCATAATTGGATTAAATGAATCTGTAAATTCTGCGTCATCTTCTAAAATTAGAAGTGGCGTTGTATACTGCACATCATCCAAAATATCAATATGGGATTGTGCACAGCCAACATAATGTGCATTACTTGGTATAGTGCCTTCGGGAGCTGGAATGATTCTAGCAGATTTTCTATAAGTATGTTTAAACCCATACTTTAGAAGATTGTCTTGCATAATTTCAGCATTTTTAGTTGCTGAATCCAAATTAATCCATACGACTGGAATTTCACGTAAATCAATAATCATATAACCTCGTGTTAAATATAATACAACTTATAAAGATGTCAAGATATTTAGTTGACATTTTCTTGACTTCTACTATACTGTCTTTATGAATCTAGAAGACCTTAAACTCAATATTTCCAAAGACGCTTCTGTTGACTCCTCAGAACTAGGAAATGAGGCTATTAGAACTCCTCAACTGCATAGTAAGTACCTGTGTCTTCATGCAGATTTTAAACTGATTCTCTGTAAGCAGGTAAATGACTTAGCAATTCTTAAACTTCGTAAGTGGAAGATTTTTACCGGTAAGGCTAGTCGTGAAGAATTAGAAGCATGGGGAGAAGATCCAAATGGACTAACTCTACTAAAGACTGATGTAGAAAAGTTCATAGAGGCAGATCCCAAGATTATTGAACTAAAATTAAAGATTGCTGTAATTGAAGTTAAGGTTAAGATGGTTGAAGAATTTTTAAAAGTTCTCAATAATAGAAACTTCTCTATTAAGTCCGCTATTGAGTGGTTCAAGATGACTCAGGGTATCGTATAATCTTACCATAAATATTGAGTGGATGTAGAAGTTGAATCTGTAGACGAAGTTCGTTACTATATAAAAACAGAAAAGGGCGTTAAACAAGAACTGAGAGATTATTTCTCGTTCATGATTCCCGGTGCTGAGTATATGCCATTGTTTAAACGGCGTATATGGGATGGTAAGATACGATTATTTGATATTCTGTCTTCCACTCTACCAAGAGGTCTGAAATCTTACCTGAGTAAGTTTTGTAAAGACCGCCAATACACTTTAAATATTAAAGAGAGTAGGAATCCGCTATGCATAACGGAGGAGAAACTTCTGGACTTTTACGACACACTGAAAGTTTCAGTCAAGAAACAGCGGGTCAAAATGCACCCCCACCAAAGTCAAGCAATTCTGCACGCTATCAACGCTCACCGGTGTGTAATAATATCTCCGACAGGTTCTGGAAAAAGTTTAATAATCTACGTCTTGCTCCGCTATCTACTCTCCGTAATAAAATCAGACAGAAAGATTTTAGTTTTAGTTCCAACTGTGGGGCTGGTTACACAGATGGAAACCGACTTCTTTGATTACTCAAAGGCAGATCCTTCTTGGTTATCAAGAAAATATATTCATAAAATTAGTGCTGGACTTGAAAAGGATACTAACAAACAAGTAATTGTTTCTACTTGGCAATCTATCTACAAGTTACCCCGAGAATGGTTTGATCAGTTCGATGCTATCTTCTTTGATGAGTGTCACCAAGCCAAAGCAGAATCAATTAACCTAATTGGTCAGAAGTTGACTAAAGCATGGTTTCGTATTGGTACTACTGGCACATTAGATCAAACGCAGGCACATCGTTTAAGCATAGAAGGCATTCTAGGACCTGCTGTACAATTTATTCAGACAAAGAGCCTTATGAACAAGGGATTGCTTGCTACTCTTGCTGTTGACTGTATTGTACTCAAGTATACAGATCAAGAGAAGCAGGATATGAAGAAACAAAAATATCCTGATGAAATCAAGACTATAATAAGTAATAGTAGGAGGAATGAATTTGTCAAAGAACTCGCAATTCATACCAAAGGCAACACCCTCATCCTCTTCAACTATGTCGAAGGACACGGGAAACCTCTCCACGCTCTCATTGAGGCAGCAGGAACGGATAAGAAAGTATATCTTATTCACGGAAAAACAGAAGGTGAAGCAAGAGAATCAATTCGCCGTATCGTGGATACACAAACTAATGCCATATTGGTTGCGAGTTACGGTACTACTAGTACTGGCATTAACATTGTCAACATTGATAATATTATCCTTGCCTCTCCTACGAAATCTGTAATTCGTTTACTACAAAGTATTGGCAGAGGTTTAAGGACATCTGCTAAAAAGAAAACTTTGAAAGTTTATGATATTGTCGATGACCTTTGTTACATGTCATACAAGAACCATGTTTATAGGCATTTTGAAGAACGAATCAAAATTTATAAAAAAGAAAAGTTTGATTACAAGATAATGTCGATGCCACTACCTACCGATGATAAATAAATTAGGAGGGTTACTATGACTGATGAAGTACAGGAAACTCCCTTTGGTGGTATTGTTAGAGTTGTTAAACTTATCAATGGTGACGAACTAATTGGATTGGTTCGTGATGCTCAATTAGATAAAATTTTAATATCATTTCCAGCCAAAATTGACTGTGCAATGTCAAGAGATCAAAGTGGTGATCTCATTGAATATTTTAAATTAACTAATTACGCATCCAATTTACAACTATCAGAAATTTCAATTAATCGAACTTCTGTATTATATACAGGAGTTCCTACTGAAGATCTTTCTAAGATGTATGACGTATTTTTTCATACAATGCAAGTAGATCCAAAATCTGTAATGAACAATACTAATGAAGATTTAGTAGTGGGACCAGAAGCTGGACTTATGATGTTAAATGAACTTTTTAATAATGAAGATTTTGTAAATTTTGTAAACGATATGATTGACAGTTTTGAGGGGTCAGAGGTCATTCTTGACGATGAATTAGAAGAAATAGAAGAATCTGAGCAGCAGGAACCCTCTGTAGAGGATCTATTGGTTGAGGAGGCTCCGAAGCCACCTAAACCCGTAAAACGCCGCACAATGAATCCTGAAACTAAAAAGCTACCATTTAATCCAGAGAGCAGTCCTAATTCTGCTGAAAGCTGGTCTGATAATCCAGAAGATTATATTTAAGCAGTATTTTTAAGATTTTCTGGGGCATCTGGGTAAATCTCATAATATGAAAATTTAAAAGTGCAGGATGCTTTTTGTATTACTGCATCAGAAGTATCTGATTGAAATACAATACCAGTAAGTTTACTTGGGACGATATACCGAAATGTTACTGTAGTAACAACACAATTTGATATAGGGCTTACTATTGATAATACTGCCTGATGATGCCATTGTTGATACGGCAAATTGTTTGTATTATCATTTTGAATGTTTGCTACATTGCGCATCCAAGAGTATAAACTTTTCCAATTGTTTAATTCAGAATCAACAATAAATTCGACATTTAAGGTTTCATAATTGAACTGCATAGTTGGTACTGGAATTGTTGTACCAAATGTTGTTGGTTGATTTACATCAGGAACAGTACATCCAGGAAGATTTGCTTTTTGACAATTTAATTCAAATTGTTTTGTTCCACGACCAAATATTAATGTGAAGTAACTATTGTATAGTGGATTTATATTTGAAATGCAGCTCATAGAAATATTTATCTAATAACAAAAGCCCTCCTCATTTCTGAGGAGGGCTTCGAAGTGTTACTTAAATTTTGACCTATTACTTAGATCGTGTTACCGTGTAGATGTGTTACACGAGTTAGACGATAGTATTGGTTAAGACCAGTGGTCAATGCGTCTGCATCAGGTACAGCACCATTGAGAACAAAGGGATTAGCAACTACGCCGTAACGAGTCTTGAACGCGATACGTGGTTGGAAAGTAGCAGGATCAACAGCACGAACCATTTGGAGCGGAACGTATGGGCAGTAGAACAGACCTGCATCATATGGTGATTCTCCCTTATAGCCTGTGCAGAAGAAATTAAATCCTGTTGGGCTATATGGATCGATATAAACGCGAATCTTACCACTCAAGAGACCAGCAAAATTGCTTTGAGTATCGTCAACATTCATCTGTGGAGCAATACCAGGTGATAGGCTCATGAAACCAGACATTGCAAGTGCTGCAGCGGTATCGCTGTCGCAGATGATGAAGTTACCCTTGCCACGGCGGGTTTCCTTGGCGATTGCATTGCACTCGCGCTCGATTTGGAAACTGAGACCACGGAAGCGTTCTGCTGACCAACGACCATCAGAATCTTGATCAAGATCGTATGTACCAGGAGTGACGAGATCGGTTTGTTGAGAACCATTCTTAGCAACATAATAGATGGTCTTGACGAGCTCACGGTTGATTTCAGCAAGAATTTCTGTGCTGAGAAGATTTGCGAGTTCGGCTTCGGCATCTAGACCGTGAACAGCCTTCAAGTCTTGTGCAAGTTCAACAGTGTAATTACTGCTTAGTGCACGAGTCTTGGCTTGTACTGCAACGCGGTCAATGCTGAAGGCCATTTGATTCCAGCTAGCATATGGAGCAGTCTTGCCAATACCTTCACCATTCGCAGTAAGAATACCACGAAGATTTTGGAGGGCTACAAAATTTGTTGCTGCGCATGAACCAGGGAAGAATCCACCATTGTTGGCCGATAGACCCTTAGCTGCAACATAAGATGCATCAAGTGTCCAACCACAACCACCGAAGGATGCTTGTGGCTCTTGGAACATGGCTTCTGCATATGTACCGGTATAAGTACCAGCAACACCAGCAGGTTGATAATTTGCACGCATGGCAAAGATCAAACCTGTTGGAGCGGTCATTGGCTGAACGCCGCAGATGTCGTAGGCCATTAGATTCGGCATAGAACGACGAATGAGCGAGATTAGTACGGGATCATAACCTGCAACGCCACCAGAGTT